AAATGACGTTTGGAATATTTTGTTGATGCACAAAAATCGTGTATGGTTACAAAATCTTTGTCTTCGGCTTTTCGAATACCTCGACCAATGCTTTGTATAACCCTAACAAAGCTCTTTCCGGGTTCAATAAGAACCAGGTTAAAAATCCTAGGGATATTAATACCCACAGCGGCCACACCATAAGTCGCCACAATAACCTTGTTATCCACTGTTTTAACTTCATCATATTCTGCCTTACGATCTTTGGTTTTTACTTCACCGCTGATAAACACACTGTCAGGTATTTTTTCTATCATGGACTTGCCTGATTCAATTCTGCTAATCAATACCAGAGTGTTGCCAGTTTCTGAAATATTTCTAATCATGTTGCAGAGATAAGTCATTCTATCATCATCAGTGACCAAGTATTTTAATTCTTCAGCATAGCTTCCAAATTCTTTCCACTCTGCAGTCTGGACAATATTTACATGGCAGTTGCTCAGCACTCCAGATTTTTGTAATTCATGAGCATGTACATGATTTACCACTTCACCAAGACTTGATCGTATAGTTTGAAATTCGTGATCAGCTTTGGGAATAGTGCCAGTCAATCCCCAACGAATTGGAGCCCGAGCCAAATTCCTAGTCAGCAGATCACGAAGCACATCAGCTTTGGCCATATGAACTTCGTCAACCATGACAGTCTGCACATTAGATAACAGTTGTGCCAATTTATCAGCAGCCACTTTGTCCCATTTCTTGCTGTTTTTGTCCAGTATATTAAGACTTTGCCAAGTGCATATAGTATGAGTTTTGTCTAGATTTTTTTTATCGCCGTAGTACACACCAACATCTAAACCGCAATTGACAAAATCTTCAAGAGTCTGTTCAACCAAACTTTTGTTAGGCACAATGGTTATAGTTCTTCCATATTTTTCACAAATTTTACTCAATGTGGCAGTAGTGATAGTTTTGCCAAACCCTGTGGCAATTTCCTGTATGCATTGCGGATTTTCCAAAAAGATATTGATCACTTCCACCTGGTCTTCACGAAGTCTGATTGGTTGTCCCGCATACCTATGTCCTTCAGGCCAAGTTTTTTCGCCCCAAAAGTCTGTGGAAATTTTTTCAAATCCCAATACAATGGGTGTGCGTTGATCTTCTAATTCAATATAAAAATTTTTACTTTCCAAATAATCCAACACTTGTGGTAGCATGGACAGATACGTAGTTCCACCCAGTCCAAAGAAGCTCACAGCGCCATCCCACCTGCCCAACTTATATGCAGGTCTAAATCTAGCAGTGGGATCTTCATATTTGAATTTTTTAACCAAGGCTTTTCTAGTGGCAAGATCTAAATTTTCAATTTTAATGTTGACTTCGTCTTTGATTATTATTTTACAACTAGACACGATTTACCTTTGGTTTGGCTAAAGTTATTGAGTTCTGATGATTTTTTATAAATTCCCTCAGTGTGTAATGTGCAGAGTTGTATCCCATATTGACAATGCTGTTGAATTTTATTCCTGACTTTTTGATAGTTTTGGGTAATTTGTTACTGACAACTACCACTGATGTTTTTTCTGAAATTGGGTTGTTTAATTGGTGATTCTTAACGAATTCGTTAAAATTTTTGCCATTTTCATTGGATAATCTAAATAAAACACTGATGTTTTTTTCTGGTAGTGCCATACCCCTTAGAAGGGTATATGCTAGTTCCATTTTTTCTAATTCTGCCCCGCCAGGTACTATGAACAGCGTGGGACCAAGTTTTGTAATTATCATTTCCAAACACTGAATATCCTCATCACTTGTGTAAAGATTAAATTCTTGGTCTATGTCATTACATACAAAATTTTTGATTACTGGATTCAAATTGTTTTCTATATATTGATTTACTTCATCATCCCAAAGAGTTATACCAAATTTTCTTGCTTGAAAAATTGCAGATACAGTGTCAGTGGCTGTAATTTCTGGCAAATGTTTTGGCGAATTTTTTATTTTCAAATCTTTAGTTAGCATGGGAGCATACTGTTCAACATTTGAAATAACCTCATTGACTTGTTCAACATAATTTTGAAATTCGTCGTCATATACAAAATTTGAATCATTGAACAAATCAACTAGAAATTTGATATTTTCTTCAGTTAATTCAAAGATCCAGGCACCCAGCCCTTTATCCCATCTCTTCATAGATGTTGCTGGTTGTTTTCTAATTTTTTCTAATATTTTTTCATCAAAAGGAAACCTAACTTCAATAACTTTGTTATCAAACAATTGATCATTGATTATTTTAATAGTCTGAACTGTTGACGGGATTCGTAATTTATATTTGAATGTAGGATTATCAATAAATGATTGAATGTGCTTGCCCAAAACTGATTCAATTTGATTTTTATATTTCTTGATTAATTTAATTGCCAATATAGATTGTTTTTCAGTCAAACCAGTACTAGAAAAACCCAGATCTCTGAAACTGTGAATGACCTGGGTATCGTAGGCATTTTTGAATATGGAAAAATGCGCAAGATGATCTATCAAGTCCTCAACATGCATGATTGTTCCTATAGTACAATATCTTCCAAACCAGCGGCTCGCAGTTTGATGATGTTGTTGATTTGATAGCCCTTGATGTCAAGACCCTTGATTATGCCCAACCATTGATTTCTCAACATGGCAAATTCGTTGATGACTTTTTCCATATCAACAACATCGGCCTCGCCCTCAACATATTTTTCGCAGTCTCTACTGCTCAGGGCACGTTGATAATTTTCCAAAAATTTTCGAAAAGATTTGGACTTGATTCTTCTCAGCTCGATGTTCAAATATTCCAATACAGCCTCAATTTCTTGAAGCTGATTAAATCTCTGCTCAACAGTACCGGGAAGTTGTGCAGAAGCACGTTCCACATTGCCATGAATTTTTACTTCTGTTTTTGCTTGCCCCAGCTCGCTGTAAAAATGATCCAAACAGTCGGGAAGATTGGAAAGATCTTGACTAATTTTAGAATACCAAGACATAGTCTTCCTTTGCGTCTTTGATGATGTTTGTTAATTTATATTTTGTGCAAGGCCTTTTTGAGTGCCACAGCCAAGAGAGGATCAATATTTGAAAATTCCTCCATGGCATGTTGCTCAGGATGTTGACTCACCAGCCAATTTGCATATTGTTCAGCAGCTGCGGGCTTGTTCTGCTCAGTAATATATGCCTTAAAAATGCGCCAAACATGGTCAATTGATTCTTCATAACTATTGTATATATCTGCCATTTATCATGCTCCTTTAATAAAATTATTCATCGTCCTCAAGATAAACCCAGTCGTCATCAACATCATCGGATTCCTCATCATGATCCAACACCAATTTGATAGCTTCATCCAAACTGGGATCAAAATTCATTACTGCTTCCAAAGTACTTTGACTCACATCTTTGCCCAGTAAGAAATCCACATAGTGATTGGCTGCTGTTTCCTTGGTTTTTTCTGGAATATATTCTTTAAATACATCCCACATTTCAATAATCAAATCTTCTTCTATCATTCTTCACCTTCATCCGTAATTACATTTGCTGTTGTGTTTACAGCAGTATTATCCCATTCTTTCATAATGGACATGAGTTTATCTTCAGTCCACCCCTTGCGAAAAAATGCCAGGATCTCACCATTTTCTTTACTGGTGTACGCAAGTTTATTACCCACTTTGGATAGTACACCCATTTTTTCAAACATGTCAACCAATCCAGAGGTTGGACTCATGCCAGTACTGTAAGGAATTTTAACCTGCACATTTTCAAAAGGTTTGGCATAGCGTGTTTTCATAATTTTACATGAACTACGAATGCCTAACACATCACTGACCTTGTTGCCGTCGTCATCCTCTTTGAGTTTGAGTTTTTTCATGGCAACTACAATACTTGATGCATAGATAAAACCCTGTCCGCCTGAAATTTTATCATCTGGATCAAACATATCCTGACTAGCGTATGTGTGATTAGTACAAACCATGCCCACGTTATAGTTACCAAACATGTTAACACAATTACGAACCAAACTGGTCAGTGCTTTGGGTTTACGACCCATATCACCCTTCATCTCGCCTGCTTCAAACTGATTAACATCAGTTGGGGTTAATAACATGCCCAACGAGTCAATTACAAACATGACTTTAGGACGTTCGTCCTCGGCCATTAGTTTATATTCTTTCATGAATTCGGATATAGTTTTAGCCACATCATCAATCATGGCCATGTTTAGTTTCAACAACTTTTCATCACTGGTATCAACACCTAAATCTTTAAGCCATTGTTCGTCTAAAGCATTTTCGCTATCCACTAATATAACATAAATGCCTTGTTCCTGTGCATGTCGAATAATATTTCCAGAACAGATATAACTCTTACCTGCACCACTTTCGCCCGCAAAAACTGTTACCTTACCAAGGGGAATTCCTTTAAAGAAATCCCCACTGATCAAATAGTTTAGAGCATAGTTTCCAGTGCTTACCCAATCTGTGGGGTCATTGAAACCTATGCCTAATCCATCAATAGATTTGGTAATGGATTTGCGGAACTTTGATATGTCAAAGCTCTTATTTGCCATATCAGTTGTCCAAATCTTTGGTGTTCCACTCTTTGATCAACACAATCAATTCTTCTTCGGTGCTGCAAACAGTCTTGGTAGACTTCCAGTTGCCATCGTTATCACGACCACCAATTTCCACCATCCATGCATTGTCATAATGATTGACAGTGATTGACTCGTTTACTTTTAATAATTTACTTAACTTTTCCATGATTTATCTCCAATTAATTTGTTTGTTGACGCTTGCGAATCATTGCAATGATATCGCTAGCACGGCTACCTGCATCTGACTTTGTGTCAGTGACATCAGATGACTCAACCTTGGAAGTGGATTTTACTGCCACTGGGGTTGATGCTGTCTCATCATCGTGATCCTCAACTGGTTGTTGCACTTTGGTTTGTGTTGGAGGCAAAGATGTAGCGCTGGTATAGTTACTACGAAGTCCATCTGGCTTATAGTAAGCACCCCAGGCATCCATATCAAATGCTTCGCCATCCACACTGGCTTCAAACATCTTCTTGATCACTTTTAAATCAACTTCAGTGGGTTTCTTAGGAAGAAATGATTTCAAATCAAACAATCCATATTGTTCAATGGCTGCTTTTTCAGCATCGCTTAATGCACGTTCACGACGACTCCAGTTGCTAGTTGTGTAATCTGCATAGCCACCTTTGCTTGTCTTAGCAATCTTGAAGTCCAAGCCACGCACATAGTCCGTGGGCAATTCTTCAATTTCACTATCCATCAAAGCATTCTTAACAATGTTAAAAATTTGACTGCTCATAATGAATCGACGAATTGGATTCTCAGGAGTTTTATCTTCCTGCATCTTGCTATCTACAACAAGACCTTGAAACAGGTAAGACTTCTTTTTCCAGTACTTACGACCCATTTCTTCCAAACTTTTATCTTTGAACCATGGACGAACTTCTGTCAATACTGGGCAAGTCTCTCCCCACATTTCCATACAAGGAACTTGTACAGTAACTGGTTTACTTGTAGTATCGCCTTTAATACCAGCAAAAGGCAATTTGATCATTGCTCTTTCGATCCAGAAAAAAGTGTTGTTTTGGTCTGCGTCAGGAAGGAATCTGACTGTTGCTGTTTGTCCTTCTTGTATATTCCAATGCGCATAAATCGCATTGTCGCCACCCCCGCCTTGAGTGTTTTGTTGACTTGAAGCTTGTAACTTCGCGCGGATTTCTGATAACGTTGCCATAATGTTTTTCCTTAATAATGTTAAATGTTATGCCTCTTCTTTATAGCTCACTGACTAAAAAGAAAAACTGTGCATATGTTTAATATACACAGTTTTATTTATCTCTGCAAGAGTTATCTTGCTATATTTTGATTTATTTTGCCAAACCAGATAATTTCAAAATATCTGCCATTTCTGGGACAATTTCTTTTGGATTGCCAGTTTTATCCATGACATCTCCGTGACCTAAATCCAATCTTGTTTTGTGATCATCAATTCTTCGCTCAAGTTCTCGCATTTTGGCAACGTCATTTCGTGCTTCTGCTTCTTGATAAAATTGGGTTAATTTTTGTAACTGTGGACTTGCTTCGTATGCTTGGTTAGCTAGGTGATTATTCACTCCCCATAATGCTGCAATTATTGCCGCACCGCCAAGGATCTTACTGCCAAGGCCTTCTTCCGCTGGCATAATGTTATTGCCAGGAGCATGACCATTGTTGGTAATATCACCAATGCCTTCTACTTTGGCTTTGACATTGCCTAACAGTTCTTTCAAACGTGCTAGACCATCATCCTCAATTTTACCGTGTTTTTCTTCCCAACGTTTACTGAGTTTTTCCATAAATTGCAGTGCCAAGTTTTCTGCTTGCTCACCAATTGCATCCCCAAACATTTCAACACATTTCTTTTTAACATCAAGTGCAATATTATCTTTACCATTAAATGGCCCAACATCTGGATTATCTTCGTTGAATCTACTTTTAACTAATTTTGCTACTTCCTTAATAATAGATTCGCGAGTCGGCATTGTACCTTTGTGCATGGTCATTTCGCTATTTTCAGCAGTAGGTTCAGTTTGATCATCAGCATCTGGTTCAGGTAATTCTTCAGCATCATTATTAGTATCACTGATTCCCAAAGATACTGCTAGTTCAGGGTAATTTTCATTACTCCAAATTTTGAATACTTCCAATGCATCTGAATCTGCATCTACATTGGCCATATCTTTTAATTTGTTTCTTAATTCACTATTGTCTAGGCCAAGTCCTTGGAAAAACTCAATAGCAGTGGATCCTTCGGGGCCTAATTCCAACTCTGGACCATTTTTGCCCTGTGGTAGTTCACTAATTGCCTGTTTTAATAATGTGATTTCATCGTTGGTTAATTTGTTTTGTTCAACGGCTTCAGCCCATTCTGTAAAAATTTCGTCTGGTGTTTTATATGATTCGTCCATATCATCCCAACGTTTGTCATCTGCATCAGGATCTTGATCTTCCGGCTCATCTGCTGGACCTTCGTTAACATAATCTTCTAAATCAATTTTATTTTGTTCACTCATAATTTTGTGTAGTAATGGGAAATAAGCTGACAGTTCTTCTTGGAAATTTGTCTGTGTGAATTTTTGTTTATATTCTTCCATGGTAACAGCATCTAATTCTTCCATGCTGGGATACATCATGCTGTCAGAGTCAAATGATTCTCGCCAATTTTGATAATGATGACGTTTGCCCAAAGCCGCTACCTGTGCTTTTAATTCGTTCATACGGCCTATGGCACGCTCTGTGATTCCTGATGCATCTTGATGCAAAGTAGCTCTGTGTATTTTACGTTGAAATTCTGATAATTTGGCAATTTCCTCACTCATACTAACAATTGCCTGTCCTGCAGGATCATGTGGTACACCGCCGTGATCCACGTGTTGTGCCATGGCAAATGCGCCTGCTGTGTGTATAAATGGATATTTGAAACGTTCGCCATCTGCATTTTGAATATAAATTGCCTTGATGTTTTTTCTTTGACTACGCGAGCCTGAATATTCTTCATCTACTGGTCGTGCATGTCGAACAATAACTTCTGTTTTACCAGCCACTGCTCGGCTGGTTTTCTTTGAGCTTTTGTTGTTCCAACGACCCTCTTGTAAGCCTTCCGCCGCGCCCTGTTTTGCTTCGTTGTAATGTCTGTTGCTGGGTGGCAATTCTGCTTTAGCAGGATTAAATTTGTATCCACCAGTTAATCTTTTATCAATTTCATCTTGCGATGGTAATTTATATCCACCAGTCAGTCGCTTGTCGATTTCAGGTTGTGATGGTAATTTGTAGTTACTAGTGTTTTTTTGTTTACGATCTGCAGTTTTTGCTACTTTAACGGCTGTTGGTTTTTTAATATCATGTCCGTGAGTATCTGCACCGTGAGACTGTAGGGCTGCACCACCAAGAGCGCCGGCTCCTACTAATGCAGCACCTGCCAATGCATTTTTTACCCAGCCTTCCGCCATGCCTTGTTGTATATCATGAATATTCACAGTGGTCATATCACCGTTTGATGCTTTGACTGTGACAGTATTTCCCTCTACAGACATCACAGTTCCGTATTGAGTTTTCATGCCAGGTGTAATTTGTGAGTCACCAGACTCTTCCGCCACACCTTGCTGACTACACATATCTTTCAACTGCTGT